CAGGCATGAAACCCTTAACATCTTTGCGATATGTCCAGCCATTTGCAGACAGTGATAAGTCTCTACGCTTTGCATAAGAAGTATCAACTTCCTTGGCAAGTAGTTTGTCAACAGTACAAGGAATCTTCTCGCTTGTAAGAGTTTCTGGACTGATGTTGTACTGCATAATCAAGTGAGGATACAGAGAGTTCAAGTCAAAGGATGCCATCCATTTATGCTGACCAATGATTGGATCTTTAACATACGCACCTTCGAATTGTTCGGACTTTCCACCATTGGAAATCTTCATTGGAATAACAATGTTACTTTTGCGCAGGTGATTATAGATGATAGTGTCCCACATACGAACCTGTGAGTAAACATCCTCTGGATTAATCTTGGCATTGTAAGCCATGGTAAGATGCAGTTCAACCAAACGCATCTTGTCTTCGAGTTTATCAACTAACTCCACATCGTGAATGTTGTAAGCAACGAAGTCTTGCCAATGTTTAGTGTAGAAGTCCTTGAAGGTATCTCCTGGATTCTCTTTCTTCTTGTCACCGAGTTCTTGTTCGGCAATATAGTCAAGACGATATGACTCTTGCTTTTGATATGTATACTTTTTGTAAAGTTCAAGATAGTCTAGCTGGGAAATACCAGAGATATCGTAGTGTAATTCTTCACTACCTTTAATGAATGTCTTTCGTTCATTGATTAATCCCCATGGACTCACTTTCTTGGCAAACGATTCACCAAGTTCACGACTGATTCGTTTAATGAGATACGGCACATCAAAGAAGTCAGTATTCCAACCAGTGATGACATCAGGATAGTTTTGTTGCCACCAGAGCATAAAGTCTTTAAGCATAGACATCTCAGAAGTGTATGCTTGATAGGTTACATCACTACGAGTGTTGGTGTAGCTATCGCCTGTTGGTGAGTAACCAAATGTTACTACCTTCTTGGAATGAAGATCCTTGACAGTGATTAGAAGAATCTCTTCGTTGGCACTGCGAATATCTGGGAAGCCATACTCAGTTGATGTTTCAATGTCAATGGTACAAACTTTAATCTGTTCCATATCCCAATTGACATCACCTTCGTAATTATCGCTGATGTATTGATACGAGTAGTTGGTATTACCATAAACAGAAAACCCTGCCACATCTTCATACTTCTTAACAAAGTCTCTGGTTTCTTTGATAGTTCCAGGTTTAATCTCATCAACATACTGACCATCCAGTGTGGTGTACTTTGATGGGGACTTAGAAGTGACAAAAAGCGTAGGGTAGAAATCTACCTTACGCATATATGGTCTGCCGTTTTCGTAACCTCTGACGAACATCTTATCGCCATAGGGTGCTACGCTTGTATAAAATTCCATTAAGTCGCTTTTCCGTACATTAGTTGCATTGCGTCTAAAGCGCAGTCGTGAACAGGGTGATGTTTAATAACATTGTGTCGTTGGAATAATGGATGAACTACTTCTACATATCCATTGCTAGTTCCATAGAGAATATCGACTGCAGTTCGGACATCTCTCCACATATTATACCCTGTAATCTCTTGCAAGGCAAATTTAACACACAATGAATCAATCACAAGTTGATCAAGTGAACCTCGTGCCCACATTGTTTGTTTATCAGCATTTGGAAACTTTGCCATGTAATCTTGCAACTGCTTGACACCATTCTCAACAGTGACATCATCACGAGAAGGATCCAATGATACCTTGCGAGTATACTCATGTTGTTCTTTCCACCAAGCAAGTGTAGACTTTGAAACAGTACGACCCACATCCATCTGTTCTTTTGCTGCAAACTTAACAAAGCATGCATTGTCTAACATGTCTTGATAAGTTGGTCGCAGGTCTGGGTCAAATTGAATCAATGCTGCAGAAAGAACAACAGCGTTTGATTCAACACCCAATGTTTCTACATCAAATATAAACATTATTCATCGCTCCACTTTTCACCTTCTTTGGTGAACATATTTTTAATAACCAATGCATCATCCCATGAAGATATGTATTCATTATCTTCACGACAGATTTTAATGGCTTCGTCTTCAGGCACAACACGATGTGAAACAATTAACTCAGGGAGTGCCAATTGAGAAAACTCTTTCGTTGTTTGCATTGTCACATCATCAAGTGCATACTCTGGATTAGTGGCAGGTGCTTCTACACAATAACGCATACGATATGATTGAATACATTCAACCAACACCCAAACTTTTTCTTTACTATTCGCCATAATTTAACTCCAAAAAATTAGTTTCTTCAGGTAACACTTCAATTGTAATACCATTATCAAGTGCTTTGGTTATCATATTCTTAAGAACACCATAACCATAACTGTTTGCACCATAAGTTCCCTTATGACACGCATAGGTTGAACCACTGCTTCCATCAAACATGAAACACTGTCCTTCCTCATAGGCTCTTGTAATACCACTGTTTAGTTTCCAAGAATCTGAACCAGCATAACCACCATACCAACAAGCAAAAACTTTATAGATGGGTGAAGAATCTGATCCAGTAATTCTAACAACTAGCCATTTGTCTGGATTATAATCACTCATCACCATCTTCACTTTTCATATTAGCCATGCGGTCTTTATGTTCCTGCTCATGCTTGTCGCAAAGAGTACGAATCCAACCACCACGACGAGAATGTCCTATGTTACCACAAGTTTCGCAAGAACGACCTGCCCAAATCTCAGCCATAGTTACCATACCAGAGATCTCGTCATCACCACCCTGATAATAGAATCGAAGTCCACCAAACTTCTCTTTGATTTGTTCTACACGAATCCAATTAACCTTTGGTGTAATCTTAACACCTATTGCCATGGCATCTTCTGCTCTTTCGATATCCCAATCAGATGGAATTTTATTCTTGCCTGCTTTGAATTGAATCAAAGCATCAAGACCTTTTTTCATTGCACGAGATTCTCTCAAATCATGTGCACGCATTCTCCTGCGCCACTTAGTGTAATGGTCAATCTGTCCAACTAATGCTTCAATGATAGGATACCATCCTTCACCAATAGAAAATCCACCATAGCGTTGATCATTACCAAAATAACGAGGGAACTTTTCTGCCATTTGATCACTAAACTGTTCGTAATCCATTGTTAACTCCAAGTGCGATGATCTTCCGCTACATGTTCAAGACCATCATATTCATGAATGTGCCATTTGACATCATCAGGAATTTCTACGATGGCAATATCAGAATATTGGGAATTGGCTTTGCCACCCATCTCTTCAATCACTGCGATTAAATCTACATCTGCACGATTCTGTGTCATATCATAATCACTTAGGTAGTGTTCATCATTACCAGAATGTCCTGCTTCATAATATGTAGCCCCGACAAAAGAACGACCTTCTTCTGGTTCGACTTTATCGAATGCAATACCTTTTCGGTCTAGCAATTTTTCAAATGCTTCATTTGAAATACCAAACCCACCAAAACAACGATTTATTGCTACTTTCATATCCACATACTCCTTATATCTTCTCGCTTAACACCTAATAACTTATGAATCATCTTGTCTTTAATCATATCTGGAATTGTCAGATATGGGAATTCAAGAACAAACGGACATCCACTAACACCCCAAGAATTACTCCTAAGAAAATTCTTATATACGGTAATGTGTTTCTTACTATGTGGATCAAACAATGTCTTGGGTTTAATTAACAATGCCAATACACTCACTTAATATCTCCTAAACTATCTGCCTCAGTTTTATCATCACGCAACTCAATAAAAATTGGCAAGAACAAACTTTCATCACCTGCTTTATTTTTACTTCGCATGTTATACTTAACTGCCACGATTCTACCAATCAATTCACTCTTAATATGCCATAGATTGTTTCGGTGTTCATCATTAAAACCAGAACCAACATTCACTTTCAATAAACCATCTGAAGATTCACAAACGATAGCACCGAGCATTCCTACTGCCTTACCTTGCCCTTCTTCAACTGCAACGATCTTAAGATCGCATTCTAGTTCACCTTTGAATTTTATTTGATGTTTTGCTCGTTTGTTCTCCCAGACACCACGCATGTCTTTAAGGATGATACCTTCTTGTCCATCGGCAAGCAATCCCTCAAAAAGAGTCTTTGCTTCTTCGTAGTTTTCTACTTCCCAACTATCCACAAGACTGACTTTCTCAGGTTTATGAGTATCCATTAATACATTAAGAGAATCCATTCTCTTACCATAAGCAACTGGACACTCACCATCAACAAAATACAAATATGGAATTACATCCCAAACAGTTGCACGAACTTTGTTTGCTTCCAAGTCAGAGATTGTACCCTTGTTTGCTTTATTGAGAATGCCATTACCTGTTTGACGATCAAGAACAACACCCTTGTCGTTGACGAGTAGTTCTCCATCAAACACACAATCAACTTCACCTGCCATCTTGATAAAGTCTTCGTCCAGATTACCTAGTAGTTGAATTTCTTTTCCATTGCGAGAGCGGTATTCCACTTTGCCATCCCGAACAATTGCGTTGAATCGCATTCCGTCCATCTTGGTTTGTACCATTGCTGGGAACTGCACCTTGTCTACGAGTTTCTGCTCGAACTGACTGCACAACATTACTGGATAATCGTTCACCAAACCAGTCCACACTGCGTTTGCGGTTGAGATTGAAACTCCACATTTTAAATCTTTCTGAATAATTCGTTCAATAACTTTTGCTTCATGTGGTTCAAGACCAGACAGGATTGCTCGCAGATGAGCAATTGCTGCATTACCAGTAACTTCACGACTGGACAAGTAGTAAAGATTCTCCAATGCCACACCCAGCGATGTCTGATGTTCTGAGTCTGCACCAACATACTCATACTCAGGGATCTTACGAATGTAGAAGTTAGTGAATGGATCAAGTGCTAACCGAACAACATGGATCAATCCAGCATTGTCACGATTCTCTTCCAACTTCTGAATCTTGTAATTGCGTGAAGGGTTTGCAGCCAAGTCATTAAAGAATGCATCTAGAGTCATCATAA